TATGGCGTAAGCCTCGTTAAGCATATCGTCGGTCAGTGTGACGCCTTCCTCGCTTGCCATGTCGTTCAGTATTTTTACCGAGTTCGCCTCGATGGTCTCTGGAACGTCTGACGTGTCGATATATGCCGTATCTGGCAGCGGCAGATTTGCGTCAGGCTTGTCGGCAAACCAGCCATCGTCAGCCTTCGCATATTTCCTCGCCCACTTCTCCGATGCAAACCTAGACAGTTCATCGTCGAACTGCTGGCTGGTCATCTTGCCGTCAGCGTTCAGCGATTCGATGCGATTGGCGAACTCAACAGTCGATGACTCAAACTCTGTCTTTGCCTGCCCTGTCAGTTCTTTCGCATCAGGGAACAATGTAGCTCGCAGCACCCTAGACGCCTGCGTAGAACGCGTCATATGCTCTGTTTCTTTTGGCTTCAGTGGCGCGTTCTGATCCTTCCTGACATCATCCATCCGAGCCTTCAGCCGCGTGATGTCAGCATCGGTCATACCTTCGTAGTACGGGATCAGGTCGAGATTCTTGAACGCGCCAGGATCGCGCACCGACATATCCATCAGCGATGAATACAGGTAATCGCTGCGGCTTGTGTCCTTTTGCTCGCCATTCATCATCCTGAGCATGGCCTGACGCCCTGAGTCATCAAGGTTCGACAGCATTTCTGTCGTGATTGCGCCTGCTCCCTTGTCGAAAAACAACTTGCTGGTCGCCTCAAACTGCTGGTTCTTGCGATAGGCTTCCTCTTGGCGAGCAAACGATATAGCCGACCGACGCTCTGCCAACTCCCGCTGTGCCGCCACCTTGCCGTACTGCACAACAGCCGCCTCATCTTCCTCTGTCAGCGTCTCGCCGTACTTGCCCATGTACGCCTTCGCCGCGTCGTACTGACCGTTGTTGATAAGGTTCTCGGCAACGCCACGACGGGCGCCGGACTCCTGCTCTTTCAGCTTCTGCGCGACAATTTCCGGCGTCCAGCCCGCCACTGCGCCAAGATCAGTCACGGCGTTCCGCACAAGCTGGATATGTCGTTCACTCTCATTCGGATCAGTCGCCGACACAGCCTTGTCGCGTGCGGTAGTAATAGCCGCCTCGATCCCAGTCGCATACAGCTTCTGCGTTTCACCGTATTCGTGCCGAGCCATCGACCGGCGTAGGTGATTCCCCCTATCCGCCGTGTACCCGTCTAGCGCCAACAGCACATCAGGGTTTGTCGCGTACTTCCCACGAATCGCCCCGATCTTCTCGTCCCAGCCAGGCATGAACCTGGATTCCATGTTGACGGCGTTCTTACCGCGCTGCGCAATAATCCCGGTCTCAGGGTTTGACTCGATATCGTCAGCCAGTGCATCAACCGCCGCCCGTGCCTCGTAGACGCTGGCAATCGTCGCCTTGCGCTTCTCGTCCTGATAGATGCTGTCCATCGCCGCGCCGACCTGAGACAGCGCCTTGTCGGCACCCTCAAGCGGCTGCGGGGCGGGAGCAGTCCGAACGTCCGGTACAGCCCGGAGCGAAACCCTGTTCTGCTGGTATGTTGGAACCCGTGGCATCAGCGTGTTTTCCCGTACTGCCAACCCTGAGCGCCGTGCGTCAGGGCGGTCATAAAGCCGCTGGCGATGGTCTGTTTCTTCTGTTGCTTGCCCAGTGTCTCGGTGATGTTTGCCTGCTGGTTCAGCCCCCACGCTTCCCGCGCTGCATTATTGCGGATCGTGATGGCATCTTCCTCGCCAAGCTGGTATGTATCCTCCACAAGTCGCCCAGCAGACCCTGTGCCGACCTGTACGCCATTTGCGGCCAACGCCGCTACCTGAGAGCCTGCCAGCGCCCGCGTGTCCCTACGGAGCCTGTATTCGTCTATGGAGCCTCTTACCACCGCATCCCGCGCCTGATAGCGCATCTGGTCGGCGTTTGCCTTCGCCGCATCAGCCTGCGCCTGTCCAGATGTCACACCGCTCGCAGCAGCTACCCCGGCAGCACTGAGCTGCATCATCACCGGATTACACATTCACTTGCCCCTGCCGCTGCTTGTTTGTATCCATGTAAAACCGCCGAAAAGGCAACCCGAAGTGCCCATATGGCTCCGGCTGGCCCAGTTCAAAACCCAACCACCGCAGCCACCGCTTTGACGCCTCATGCCGGTCATCGACGTAATTGACCAGGCTCCCGTACAGTTCCAGAAGATGTCGCATGTAGCGCCTGTTCTCCCGCAGGAACACGAATTGGTGACTGTTCATAAGATTCGTGCCAACCAGCCACGGTACGCCATGCCGCGTCAGGATCGACACCGGGGATATGCCGAAGATGCACAGCAACTCGCCGTCAACCGTCGCCGTCAGGACGGGCACGGACGTTGCCACACCATCCTCGATAGACCAACGCGGATCGTTTCCGGTCGTCGCATATATCTCGTCCCAGTCGGCCTGCCGAATGTCGGCCATCAGCACGTCCACATCCTCTGCTTTTGCACTGCGTACAACGGGGCGGCTGACCCTGCTCATGGGCCACCCGTCACGTCTGGCACCACTGCCAGCACAGTCAGCGGCAATGGATTCGTCTGCCGAATGACAACCCGCCCGTGGTCGTTGTAGGACGATGTAAGTTGCACTTCCGAAACCCCGGTCGTTGCAGCCGGAGCCTCGTAGTCATCCTCCTGCCCACGCGACAGGTACTCGTTCAGGGCACTACGGTCAGACCCCGCAAAGAACCCTCGGCTGTCCTGCACATACAGCGCCACCCGCTTAACCAGCTTGCTCTGCATGTAGGCTGAACTCTTGCCGACGATGTTGATGTCGAGCGTTTCCATTTCCGCCGTGAACGGCAGTCCGATATGGACAACCACGCCATGCTGCCCAAGCTGCACAGACCCGTCATCCTCGACCTCAATGCTGGCATGAACCGTTGAATCAGCACACACCGCAACCGTCTTACCAACAAGGTGATCCAATCCGTAGAACAAGTCCTTCGCCAACCCGTAGTCCGTAGACGCTACAGACCGTATAGACGCGGGCACATCTATCAGCGACAGCAGCAATGCTGATGTTGGCCCGTAGACGGTCGTGATCCTGCCGCGATAGATGTACTCGTCGGCGTATACCCATATCTCGTTGCCAACGTCGCCAGACTCAAGCAGGCTATCCGTCAGCGTCACTGTGACGTTTTGCCCACTGCTCCATGTCCCGCCAGTCAGCGTGACCGTATCTGTGCCATCGCCACGACCGTCATAGGTCAGTGAGGCGTCCACGCAAACTACGTCCCGCGTATCGTCAACGTCACGGTTTGTCAGTGTCTCAACGTACCGCTGCTCGACGCCGTTCACGGTGCGCTTGACGATGAAGTACGGAACGTCAACGCCACCTATCGGTATCGCACACACGCGCTCCACGATGCCGTCTGTGTCATGTGTTGCCCATCCAACAACCTCCTGCTCGCGCAGATAGGTCAACGACAGCAAAACACCGTCAGACCGCACGATCCACACGATGCCGTGCGGCTCGTCTGCGAACGACATATCAACCACGGTGCGCGTCGGCGTCAGCAGATGCGATGCCGTCAACGTCACATCGTCGCCAGTGAACTTGTCGGCATTGACTTGGTACTGAAGGTCACGAATCTTAGTGCCGTTATATGTCACATACAGCGCCGTATCGCCGATGATTACCGCTGGCAGTTCGCCAGCACCACGGTAGACCTGTGGCCTGAAGCCTACGGTCGTCGGCGTGATCGCGTCATTGTCTCCAGCACCGATGCGCCATGCGCCGGATGATGTCAGCGCCACAAGCTGATCGAGCGGCACCAGATCGTTTATTGCGTTGATCTGACGTGCGTTCATGGTCATCGCTATTGAATCGGAGTCGATGCCTGGGATGCTGAACCCGTAGTCGTCATACTCTCCAACCTTTGACATATCGACGCGCTGCGGTGCCACCCGCGTGCCGCTGAACACCTTGCGATCACCATAGTACGTCCCGGTACGCGGATAGCCCTGATCTTCAGACCATGCGCCGAACGCCCATATGTCTGACAGATTGTTTATCAGCAACTGGCGGGCCGTGACACTTGCAGCAGCCGCAGGTGCGGACACAAACGTCAGCACGTCGGTTAATGTGTTGACGCTGTATTCAGTACCGTTCAGCTTGTCGCCAGCAACAATGACCTCGTAATCCTCTTTTTCATGCCCTGTTGCGCCCGGCACAGACAGCGTGACATCAACACCATCGCCGGTCATCGTCCACGGGCCAGCGGCTGTTACTGCGCCACCAACAACAGAGTCTGGAAGCCTGTCTATGACTGTCGCCGTGACCTCAGTGCCGGACACATAGGATGCGATCCTGACGATGCCGTATCCAGAGTGCATGTATTCCCATGACACGCCGGTACGGTCTGCCAAGCCTGATACACGCTTACCATCGCCATCCGTGGCAACACCTTCTTCGTGAGTCGGCTTTACGCTACCAGTGGCAATCGACTGCCCATTAGCATATGTCAGGCATCGGTATGTCTTGCCGTCTGAGCGACGATACAAGCCGTAGGTTTCTGTGTTTCCGGGCACGTTGATTAGCTTACTCGGCTCCCACGGTGGCACGCGCTGAAGGTCTTTTTCCTCGATGTAGAACAGCGCACCAACATGGTTGGCGTTGAAGATCGCGCTGCTTGAATTGAGCGTTACGGTTCCTGTTGATGCCGACGCCCAGACGGTTATTGTCTCGTCAGGGTTCACATCCAGAAACGGCCCGTTCTCAAACTCAGCCTCTGCGAATGTAAATGACGACACGCTGGTGCGCGACAGGTCATGTGGCGGATAGTCCTTGTGCATGACCGTCATCACGTCGGCAGACTGTGTGAACCGAAGGTCCGCGACCTCGCTCTCATCGTATGGAGTCGCTACCTGCAAGCACTCCTGTACGGTGCCGCCGCTGACATATGTGCCTCCTGCCGACGAATTACGAGCCACGCGGAATGTCGTCGTCGTTGGCACGGCAGCAACCGTCCAGTCGTCGTTGATTGCCTTGTAGCCACCAGTCGCCACCACGTTCCTGATCGCCACCACGTCATCGACAACCAGACCATGTGCACCGCTGGTCGTAACGACAAAATGCCCGCCAGTCTCGCCAACACTGGTGACGGTGAAAACGGTGCCAGTCCTGACCTTCGCATTGTTAGCGTAGAACATGGCGTACAGGTGCCCGAACTCGATCAGGTACACCTGCTCAGTCGAGTAGATGAACTTCACCAGCACTGACTTGCGATCCTGGTACTTCGTCCTCGCCAGATACCGAGTGCCGCTACGACTTGACGCGCCGCCGAACGGCCTGACAAACATATTGGTCAGCTTGCGGAGCGCCGTGCTGTACAGAGACAAGTCAACGCGCCCGTACAGCGACGGTGAAATCTCTCCCCGACTAAATGACGGTTGCGGTAGTTCGCTCATCCACGCACCGATATGCTTGGGCTGTCCGGCATGATGTCAGGGACGCGCTCGTTCTGCGTCATCGCCGATGCCAGATGCAGAGCAGATGCGTACTCTTGGCCTGCCGCAGTTACCAGCCGCGTCTCTGCACGCAGCGCAGCTCCGGCCTCTTTGGCGAGCAGCCATGCCAGCGTATTCGTGAACAGTGAATCAAACAGCAACGAATTAGTGACGCAACTCGTATACACCAGATAGGCGTCAGACTGGTCTGTAGCGATGATCCGCTGCGACGTGTACGCTGAGTATTGCTGATCGAATGGGATGCGAGAATTCGTGTACGCCATCGCCATCGGCTCGTATCCATACGGACTCAGTGATGCAAGCCTCGCGCCAGCACTCGTAGTAATCTGTCTGGCAAGCACACAGTCAGTCGGGTAGGCATAAGCGAGCGCCCACCCAGGCGGCGGCGACTCCGGCAATAAAGCGAGAGCTTGGACTGTTTTCGCAAAACCCCACGGATGGGCGCGCAGCACCGTGTCTCTGCACTGCTCATACCATAAGCTGCATACACGGCGATTCTCCGTTTCTTCGGTGAGCGATGCCACCCGTTGCGTGACGCCGATGCGCGACAGCGCCATGTTGTAGATGTTGATTACGGACGCCATGCGCTTCCCTCATAAAAAGGAAGGGCGGCACGAAGCCGCCCCTCCGTAGTCACTCGCTCATGCGGCTTCAGAGTACGTTGTCAGACTGAAGGTGTGCCGCTGCGCCTTTGACGATGGCGTTGTGCGCCAACTCCATAGCATCGCGGTTTGCGGTCTGCTTACGCTTGAGAGCATCACGCCGCTCAAACTCCTTTTTGTAAGTAGGCGCATCCTTCTCGGACTCCGGCTCCATCCACTTCCCAAGTTCGCTGACGTTTTCAACCTCGAAAACATCGTCAACCTTGCGCCGCTTCAGGCCGTAGTAGCCGACTTCCTTTGCCTTGACTCTCATCTGTTACCGCTCCTGGTTAGACTACAAGACGCATGTTGTCGCTGTAGGCGGTGTACGAATTAACGTCTGTGGTGAGAAATGCATCAATAGTACCCTGCGTCTCATCAGTAGTGACGTTGTAACGCACGCCAAGATACCGCTCGTAGCTACCGGCAGGCAGTTTGACTGCTGCAACCCTTGCGCCAGCAGTCAAAGCAGACTTATTAATACTGCCTGATGTCCAGTGAACCGTCGCAGACGTTGCCAAGTTCGCGGTGGAATCTGATTCCAGCGTGAAGATGACAGTACCGGCAGCAGCCCACGAAACCGTGCCAACTTGGATGACAAGATACAAGTCCTGCCCAGTACCGATATCCTTCAGGATGTTCGGATAAGCACCAGAGCCATCGTTCTTGAATCGGGTATTGCCGATCAAGTCTATGACATCTGAGATTGCATCAGCAGTTACAGGAATGTCGTTTGAAAAATAGTTTTGTGCATCAAGAATCATGGTTGTTCCCCTTTAGGATACGGTGGCTTCATTGCACCGAAGCGCGTCACAAGTACGCACTGGGATGCCACGAAACGTGGTTTTCGGCTTGCCTTCTTCCTCGCCGACATTCAGGTAGACGTTGTTCTTGTTCAGCGCCTGAAGATCAAGGAACTCCTTGACAGTCCGGTTAGCGTAGAACGCGCAACGACCCATGCCCGGAGTGGGAATGCGATGGATGGCCTTGACCATGTTGTTGATAAGCGGAACAGCCGAGCCAGCCGTATCAAGCTGCGATTCGTCGATGTTGGCAATACGCACCGCGTAACGCCAGTCGCGCAACGCGATACCGCACTTCCACTGCCACTGATCCTGATAGGCCCGCAGACGGGTGCCTGCCATGCCAGCAGTCGTCTCAACGGTCACTTCGCCATGATCGTTGTGAACCAGACCGGCCTGCGACCCCTTCGGGAAGATGCCGTGAACCGTCTGACCACCCCAGCAAATCAGCCAGACCGACATATTGTCGGAGCCTGACGGCGATGCAGTTGCGCTCAGAATGTTCTTGCCGTTTGCAGCACTCAGCGACGAATACCGAGCAGCCAGACCCGTGAATTCCTCGGGGGCGGTGCTGGAATTGCCGTAAAAGATCGTATCGGCCATTTCCTGATTCATCGCCTCGATGAACGCTTGAGCCTCAGACAGACGGAACGCCGGGGTATTGCCGTTCAGCATGGCAAGGTCTTTATCAACCTCGGACCACGCTTCCAGGATGCCGCACGCCTCGTCGATCTGTGCCGTGGTGCTTTTCGACGGCTGGACGCCGTTGTTGAGCAAGCGCCATGCGGCATTCGGCAGACCCGTGCGAACGGTCGTGCGATGGCCGGTCGGCAGGTTGCCTTCAGCCCACATCATGTCGGTCAGAATCTCGTTCGTCTGACTCAACATTTCAACGATGGAAGGAACCTTGCCATCGGGATCAAGCCGCTTCGCCCAGTCGGCAAGCGTAAGGACGTTTGCGCCAATAGTAGCCATGATTTAAGTCCTCACCTGTGGAGCTATTTAGCTCCGTAAAACAACTCTGCCGTATCGACAGCGGCGGCGGATTTGCTTCCGCGCACGACACTATCTTCCGACAGCTTTTTACCGACGTTCAGACAAAACCGGATCAACTCCGGGTGATTGCCAAGCCCAGTCTCGTTGAGCATCTTTGCCAATTCTGGCGAGCCAAAGTCGCTGATCGCTTTCTGCGCGACTGCGATGTTGGCCCCAAACTTGTCGCCGCCATACTCTTTGTCAGCTTGGGCAGTCTTTGCCCACTCGGCGACGGTATCGCCGATCAGCTTCTGCTGTGCCTCCGCGAGTTTTGCGACCTGCCCTGCATACAGATCAACGACCTTCTGCGCACCGTCCTGAGTCAGCCCCAGCTCTTTTGCGATGGGTTCAAACTGAGTCAATGCAGCAGCGTCGAGTTCCACACCTTCAGGCGCTTTGAAAGGCTCATACTTCTCCGGTACGACAGGGGCAGTAACAGTCGCCTCCGTCTTGCCGGTTGTCTCTGTTGCCTGCCCAGTATCGCTACCAGCAGCAACAGTCTTGTCGTCAGCCTGACCATTGCCCGCAGCCGCGTCGGTTGTTGCCTGTGCGGTAAGGACTGTTTCAGTCTGAGTCATCGGATTCCTCTACTTTTTCCAGCGGCCTCTCAGCCGGTTTACGCAACAGATCGGTCAGCAGTTCTGGCGATATGAACGCTATCTCGTTCATGATCCCGACCCCTACACTGCGAACCCCCTCTTTCCAGTACATCCGGCTACCGTTAGGGTCTAACGACACGCCGAACACGTTGCACTGCACTAGTAGGCGTGAGATATACCGCTTCCCTTCAGGCGTTGCGCCTGGTCGCCTGTTCCTCACGCGCCTGACGGGTCGTTGTCGGCTTGCTCATCCGGCCAGAGCCTCACCAATGTTGGTCAGTGCCGTATCCCCACCAGTCGGCGTCTCGCCGAGCATCTTCACCGTCTTAGCCATCTCTGGCATCTGCTGCGCGGCCTGCGCCGCCTGCGCCTGCTCTGCCCGTGCCGCTCGTATCTCTGCAACTACCTTGTCGTCGCGCACGACTGTCGGCGGAATGCCCTGCGACTGCGTGTACTCGTCAATCAACTGATCGAAGTCCACCTTGTCGCGGGCATCC